TGATCAATGCCGGCAACATTTCCGCTGGCGGCACTACTACCGGCTCCGCGGTTTCCGCTCCGGCCGTGTAACGCGCGGAAACTGTGAGAAGGCCCGTGCGGGGAAAGTGTGTTTGGGGTCAAGCGGGGAAATCCTCGCCTCGTTTTAGGGTGTGCCAGACTAGGGCGGCGGTTTTTGTTTGGCCGGTGGGGGATGGGGTGTCGGCAATGAGATTGCGGGGACCTGCTGGGTCGGCTATCCAGTCTGCGTCGTTTGCGGATAGGTCGGTAGGGACTCGCTTGATGCAGCGGGTGACGCCTCCAAAGGTCCCTCCGGCTGAGCCTGAATAAACGATGTCGATGATGGCTCCGTCGATCTCAGCGCGGATTTTAGCCCTGCTGGAAAACGGCGGTGCCCAGCGAATCAATACCTGGTATTGCGTGGTCTCGCCCACCACTCTAACGCCTCCGAGGATCACCTCCGTGAAGAATGTCAGCTCGGCTGTGACGCTCTCTCCGGCTAGCGCGGGGGAGTAGGTTTCCCATGGGCTGCCGTTTGCATCTGCGATTGCCGCTGCTTGGACTGCGAGGATGGCCTCATCCACGCGGGCTTGGAAATCATCATCCAGTTCCCCTTCGAGCCGAAATACCTGGGTTTCCGCCGTCCCTTCGCGGGTGGCAAGGGTAGCCATTTGCACGGGATCTGCGCAGAGCGGCCAAAACTCGCCGTAACCTAGAGGGATGGAGGCCGGGTCCACCTCGCCCCGCCCGGTGTCGGGATTGACGTTTCGCACTCCGTATTGGCTGTTTGAGGTGCCCGAGCCGAACCATTGGAAAATCGGTCCCATAAATCACATGGACGGGGAAAGAGGCCCGATTTTTTGCCGCCAGAAATCCGGGTATGAATACCCTTCGAAGGCGAGATCATGCAGGAGGTTCGAGCGCACTCTTTGGAAGATACTGGTGATCTCGCCTGCCTCAATCTCCACGTCGGCGATCACGATATACGCCACTGTCCCTGAAGGCGATGGAGCGGACGCGGCAAATTCGATGGCCATGCCAGAGACTTCCGGGGTTTCCGCTTCGGTGAGGCTGATGGTGGACTTGAGGAGGATCACTCCGGTGGTGGGCGTCGGGTAGTCGTCATCAATGCCTGTTGGCGGCCCGTCCCAACCGTATGGGGATTGGATGGTGCCGTAATTTAAGGACACTTTCGGCCCCTCGTCATCGCTCACGTTTTTGACCTGAAACGGCCACTCGGGAGGGGTCTCGATCACCGATAAGATCCGCCCTTCGTTGGTGGCGAATTCTTTGAGTTGGGTTCCGGCAATGATGCGGTCGGCACGGAGCATTTTCTGCCAGGCTTGCAGCGTCTCGCCTTTGAGCCAATAGCGTTTGCCGGCCTCGAAATCTCCCGGGAGTTTGAAGTTTGGATTTGCCATATTAGCCGGGGGTGAAGGTCCGGATGTATCGGAATGAATCCGTGACGGCTGCCGCATTTGCGCCAGGAAGGCGCTCTTGCGCGGACTCCATGAGAACCCATCCATTGGGCCAGTGGTAAACGTACTCGTTGAGGTAGCTCCAGATCGTCGGCGGCACCGACAATTCGACTGGCGGATCTTGAGCCGTGCCGACCTTTTCGGTTTGTTTTTCCTCTCCCACGTTTTCGACCAGGTAGGAAACGCGCATGGTCGGCAGGTTCTCGTGGGTCTGGCCTTTTGCGAAAATCTGGCCCACCAGATCCCCGACGTATCGCGGGAATCTCATGTTTTGGACCGATTGCGATTCCGCCGATGCTCCCACGGTGATGACGGGGAATTTGGTTCCGGCCCAGCCTTTGAAGGTCACTTGGATTTCCCAAAATCCGGGCGCTATTTGCTTGGGGTGCGGGTGGAGGATCCACCATGTCCGGAATCCGAGCTGGGCTCCGATGGGGAAATTTTGCTGGAGCACTGCGTCGTCGATTTCCGAGGCCCGCGCGTAGTAGTAGCGCACCAATGTCTCGAATCCGCTTGGGGCCGGGGTGTATTCCTCGTGCGAGTATCTCGGGGTCTGATCGAAATCCTCGGCCTGGATGATGATGGTGTTGTAGCGATCAGTGATCATGCGGTGGCGAGGGAATTGATGGTGCCAGCCAGTTGTTTGACCACGGCAAGGATGGCATCCGGGGTTTTGGATTCGGCTGCGCGGCGGTTGTCGCGGGCGGCCTGCGCCGGGTCTGCCGCAGGACCACGGCGGGCCAGCGCCGCGGCGGCGCGCTCGGCATTGATGAGGCGGCCGGGGCCGGGGTTTTCATCGCGGCTTGAGCGGATGCGGGCTGCTCGCTCTTGGGCGATGCGCTCGCGGAGTGGGGTGCGGGCGGCATCGCCATTGGCGCGGGCTTGGAGGGCTACTCGCTTCTCGGCTTCGATGCGGGCCTCTGCTTCGGTGAGCCCTTGCTCGCGCATGATCTGGAGCTTCTTTTGCTCGATGGCGGCCTCGCGCTCGAGCTGGGCCACGCGGGCGGTGTCGCCAGCGGCGCGGGCTTCGAGGATGGCACCCTCTTGGGCGAATGCTGCGCGGGCTTGATTGCGGGTGGCTTGCTCCTTGGCAGCGGATTCGGCCTTTTGCGCAGCGGCTTCGGCATCGCGTTGGGCGGCATCGGCATTGGACTTGCGCAGCTCCGCCAGTTGCTTTTCGAGGGCCACGATCTGGGCAGTGCGATCCGCGATTTGCGCCGCCACCTCGAGACTTTTGGCACCGTTGACGGCATCCGCTCCGGAGGGGCCTTGGCCACGGAGATTGGCGATCTGGCGCTCCAGGTTGGCCTCGGGCGTGAGGCGGTTCCCATAGATTTCCTCTTGGGCTTTGCGGATGCGCTCGGCGGCGGCTTTGTCTGCGGCTTCCTTTTCGGCGATGCGGGCCTTCTCCCCTTCCAGGCGCTCTTGGGCTTTCTGGTCCCAGAAATCTGCGCTGCGGTTGTCGGCTGCAATTTGTGAAGCCTCAGTTTCCCGGATGGCTTTCTCCTTTGCTTCCTTCTCGGCTTTGATGCGGGCGGATTCGGCGGATTCTGTAGTTGGTCCTTCCAACCCAGGTGTTTTAACTCCCAGTAGTTTTTGCAGCTTCCTTAGTTCATCCGTGGCATATTGGAATGCTCCCGAAACCTCATCCTGCCAGCTCCCGGCGATGCGCACTGCAAACTCGGATGCGGTGTTTGTGAGTTCCTTCCAGGCGTCCGAATAGTTGTCCAGTTGGTTGCGGGCGCCGCTGGTCACTTGGGGGAGCTTGGCCAGCTCCGCCACGACGCCCTCAATGAATTGGGTGGCCGTGAGCGTGCTCTTACCAAGGGCTTCCGTATCGGCGGTGCCGAATGCTGCGGCCATCGCGGCGCGCACCTGGGGGACTCGCTCATTGATCTGGTTGATTTCCTCCGCAGAGACTTTGCCCTTGGCTTGGATCTGGGTGAGGGCGAGGAGCACGCCGTCAAGATCCGCCTTGCCTCCGCCCACGGTGGCGATGGCATTTCCGAATGCGCGCATGCTCCGCTCGCTGAGATCGGCGGAGAGCCCCACGGCACGGAGGCGGATATCACCGCGCACCGCTTCCTCGAATCCGAGGCCCGGCACCTTGGCCACTTCGCGCAATTCCTTGAGACGCTTTGAGGTTGCCGCCGCAGAGCCTTCTACTGTCTTGAGCCCACGAACAATGCCATCAAATTCGGCATAGCCTTCCAACACGCCTTTTGCCAATTTAACTGATGCAACCAGCCCAGCGATAATTAGCCCCAGACCTGCCATTCCAACGCTCAGTCCTGACATTCCGGCTGTCGCCGCACTCGCTGCGTTGCTCAATCCTGCCATTCCACGGCCTGCGCCGCCCAGCATATTGGTTAAATTTCCCAACCGTCCGCCTGTCGATCCGGCTGCTGCATTGAAGCCTCCCAGCGAAGATTGCGAACTTTGCAGTGGCCGGTCAAACTCGCTTGTCCGGAGTCTGAGAGCGTATTCGAGAACGGAGGCCATGTCAGAGTTTCAGTGGGGTTTCCGCTCCGAGTTGCCAGCCTACAACGGCGGCGGGGGCGGGGACGATTTCGAAGTGTGTTTCAAGGAAGCGGCGGCACTTGTTACGGGCAGAGATGGAGGCTCGCACGGTGTAGCTCGGGCCTCCGTTGCAGCCGATGCGTTGGTTGCGGATCGGGAGTATGACGGTGGCCAGGGCGAGCGAGGTTTTCCAGAAGGCATCATGGAATGATATCTTATACTCGGCAGCCAGCCACTCCACGGTTGCTAGATCGTAGCCTCCGCAGGGATCGGCGTCTCGTTCGAGGCTCCAGGCGCTTCCGGGTCGGGCTTTTTTTTTGGCTGTGGCTCGGGCTCGCTGCGGTTGAGATCGGAGATCCGGCGCATCTCCCTTTCAAAATGCCGCTCCAGTTGCTCTTGAATCTCCAGCGGAGTGTCGAACATGATGGCCTCGGCTTCCAGCACCAGCTCTTCCAGCTTGCCGAGTTCGAGGCGGATCATCGTTTGCAATGGGTCGCCGAATACCAGAGTGCTGAGGCCCAGCTCAATGATTTCCCGGTAGCCGTTGGGCTCGTGGTCGGCTGCTTTGGGAATGCCCAGGGCATTGGCCCAGGTCACGAATTCCAGAGCGATGCGCCGGAGCGTGTGGCGTGTGCCGGCACTGGCGGGCCGCAAGGTGAAGCGGCCCACTTGCACGGGGCCCATGCAGCCAGTGGCTACGGCTTCCATGGCGAGGGGATCGGCCCCGGATTTCCGGGCTTCTGCCTTGGCTCGCATTCCGGCGAGGTGCTCGTGCCAGGAAGCTTCCTGCGCACTCATCTGTGGTTTTTCAATCATCGCGTTTTTGGGGGTTGGGGATGCTATCGGTTAGGCATCAGAAATTTCCGTGAAGGTCGTGCCATCGTAGGTGAATGCGTTACCAGCTCCATCGTTGTTGATCATGTGATCCCACGAGGTGACTTTGATTGCCAGAGTGCGATGTTGGCCCTCGGCCCACTTGATCGAGATGGGAGGCATCACGCGGCCGGAGATGCCAGCCAGCGGGAACTCGATGAGTTCGGCAAAACCGGGGGCTTCGATCGAATCGCGGAACATCACCTCGAACTCAAATTGAAACTTCGGGTTTTGGAGGATGGCGGCTTTGAGTGAGCCAGCGGCAATGATTTCTTGCACATCCGCCTCACGGATGATGCTGGCGCTGATCACCTCTCCGTAGGTGTCGCCGAGCATGGCGGTGCCGAACACAAGATCTTCCGGATTGTCCGCAATGAAGATCTGTCCATCATATCGAGTTGTAAAAGCCATGGGGTAGTTTGGTTATAGGTGTGGGAAAACGAGTGGAATGGTGCGAGTGAATGGCGGCAGCGCCGCGGTTAGTTTCCAGTTGAGGACATGGGCCGCGAAGTTGGGCGTAGTTTCCAGCCATTGGCTGCCAGCCGGGGCGAATCCGGCGGAGTCGGCACCGGTGCCGTTGGGGAAGCGGAGCGCCACCATGAAAGCGGTGGCGATGTTGATATAATCAGAAAACGGGCGGGTGCCGGTGGGGCTGGCTTGGAGCGGGTTCGGAGATTTTGCCAATCCCCTTGGCGCTTGGATCACCGTGGCCACCTGATGGTAAACCATTCCTTGGCGGGCATTCGGATGTTCGCCGAGACCTTCCCAATGCAGGACCAGTCTCCAGCTCCGGGGCGAGGCTGCCATGAATGCTTGCACCTCTTCCATGCTCTCTGCCATTTCCACTTGCCCACCCTGAGCGCCTACCTCCGCACGGGCGGCGGCGGTGACGGCGGTCATGAGTTGGGCGTAGGTCATGGCAAGGAGCGGCGGAGAGTTAGCAGATCAGGAATCGGCAGGCTTATCGGCCTTGGCCTTCTTGGGCACCGGATGCGCGAGGGCATCGATCTCATTGATAAGAGCGCCCAGGAAGGTGCGCACCTCGGCGGGATCGAATTGCTCGGCGGCTTTGAGTTCGGCGGCATCATCTTCCAGATCGGCGAGATCCGTTCCCACGCTTTCCACCTCGCGGCGGATGGTGAGGATGAGACTGCCGACGCGTTGCCGCACGGCTGCCACCTTGGCGCGGCGGGCTTGCAGCGTATCCGGCACGGGATCGAATGTCGGGTTCCCGATCACCGGGGCAGGCTCCGCAGCGGGTGCGGGCGGGGTGTGCGCGGCCTTGAAGGCTTCGCGAGCTGCTACCAGCGGATCCGCAGGTTTGGGTGCGCGGACGATGGTAGGGCCTTGAGGTGGCTTGGTGGCCGGGCCGCCGAGGGCTTCGGCTACTTCCGATTTGGACGGGGTGGAGATGGGGCGTGTTTTCATGAGTGGGAGAAAAGTGAGAGAGTTATCAAAAATCAGAGCGTGCCCTCTCCGAGCACGATGATGTCGAGGACGGGTTTCCCATTGGAGACGAAGCGGAGGTCTGCCTCCACATTGGCACCCTCATCGATCATGATGTGCGTGCGGCCCGGCGTGAGCGATGGCCAGGCAACGGCATCGGAACCATCATCAAAGATATCAATGGAGTCACCATCCACTCCTCGCACGGTCATGATGAGCACGTGATTGGCCGTTTGCGTGGGTAGAGTTTCGCTGAAGGCATTTGCACCATTTCCTCCTTGGCGCTGCATAATCGGACCGCTAATCCCGGATTCTGTATTGGAGCTACTGGTGACTGCCGAGACCCCTAAGCCTGCGGTGATTGCCAGATTGAGTGTGGTATCGTTGGCGTATGCCAGTTTGGATGCCAGTATCACGTCTGCGCCGGATGACGTCACATCGAAGTGTGCGGCCACCGCTGCGGTGTCGGTGAGTTTTGCCGCCACGGCTGCGGCGATCAAAGCGGCAGTTGTATGCACGCCCGTAGTCAGTGGCACGGAGATGGCGAGCGGAGATCCGGCCACTCGCGCCGAGGTAAGGGTGAGCGCGAGGTTGCCGGTGGATGTTGCCCCACTCGCTGCAGTGATCGTGGCGGTTTCGCGCTGCTGCGTTCCCGTATCGAAAGTTAATACTCCAGTTTCCAGATTCAAAACGAGGGTTTGATCATCGCCGCTGAATTTCATCTGGGCTGCCCAGAGGACGTTCGCATCCGGAAATGCCAGGTTTTTGGTAAATGCGACGGATGCCGAGGAGGTGGCAAGCGGATCGACCACTTGCGGAGTGTCCTTGGCGGAAAAGGCGAGCTTGATGGAAGAGGTCATGATTTTTTAGGCGGAAAGGTTCCCGGCTGAGTTATGGGTGCGGGAGGGTTCCGTGAAGGTCATCACGGAGCGTTTCGGTTTTTGGGCGGTGGGTGTCAGCGGGCTTTCGCCATCACCGATGCGATCCAGATCCTTGCGGGCGGCGCGGGCGGAAACGAGGAAGGGGTTGGTTTCTTCCGTGCCGAGGCCCCGGCGGAGATAGAGAGTTTCCAGCACGAATAGGAGGCTGGCTTGCGCGGCCACCGCTGGCATGTCCTCGGGATCGAGCGGGGTGGTGTAGCGTTTGCCCAGGCGGGCGTCCACCTGGTTGGCGGCATCCTCCGCCACGGCTTGCCAGACTGCCTCATCGGCCACGCCGTCCTGGTCATCGTCCAAGGCTTCCGTCACAAAAGTGCTCGGGAGCTTGGCAGAGACTTGGGCAAGGGTGGTGTAAACGACTCGGGACATATCTAGCAGGATGGACAAATGCGGGACAGAGGAGCGGGAAAACGCGAGAAAACCCGCCGCCCCGCCCCGCATTTGAGAATTTACAAATCAGGGATCAGGGTGGCTCCGGAGATCAACCCGCTCCGGTGGAACCGATGATCATCATCGGCAAGCCATAGCCCGCATTCCAGCGGCCATAAGCCTGATAGATGAAGATTTTCTTCAGGAGCACGTGCTCGCTCTTTGGATCATCCGCCGCAACGAACTCGGGGCGAACCTCGAATTGCACGATGAGCGGTTTCACTGCGCGGCCACTTTCCACCAGGAACCATGCAGTGGAAGAGGAAAGCCCATGGAGCACCATCACATCGAAGGTGCCGCGCAAGGTGTTGGTTTCCGTCGAACCATTGGCCACACTGATGTTTTCAGCGGTGGCAAGTTTGGTAGCAGTTTCACGCAGTGCGGGCGGCACTACCAGAGTGACACGCTTACCCATGCGGAGGCTCTTGCCTTTGGCGTTTACCATCTGTTCGAGCATGGCCCGAGCCGTGACGAAGGATGCCGCGGAGAGCGCCGGGGTGATCTTGTTGGAGAACGTCGGGGCGTTCTTGCTTTTGTCGGCAGGATCGTAGGGCTTGGCCGTGTGGAAGAAGCTCACACCGGTATAATCCTTGCCGGTGGTGAAACCGTCATTGAGGAGATCCGCCACGAGTTCCTCCGGATGGAAGCGGGCAATGGCTCCCATTTCGGAAAACATGGGGCGATAGACTCCCAGGGAATCGCGCTCGATGGCGGCGCGTTTCACGGGCACTGTGGATTCCCATTCCTTGTTGCGGATCGATAATCCGGCAGTAGCCAAATCCTCAAGTTTCACCTCGCCGATCAGTTCCTTCATGCCTGGCAGGCCGAGGAGCATCTCGTAGGTTTCGGACTCGGAAGAGGATTCCACTTCCATGGCGATAGGAGCCCATTCCGGAGTGGCTCCTTCATAGGCGGCGAGGAAAACGGCGCGGAAGCCATCAGTGGCAGCGGCGATGCGGGCGGGTGTGAGTGTCATGACTTTTTATCAGTTATGGATGAGAAGGAAGGGCGGCGGTCCAGTGCGGGACTGGCCCGCCGCAGTGGTTGGTTATGCAGTGATGAATCCGGAGAGGACCAAGGCGGCATGGATGGCGCGAACGTCATCCCCGATTTTTTCCGCCTCGGCAGCCAGACCGGAAAGGTTGGCGGAAGCTGCTGCGGCGGTGCCGTTTGTGCTCGTGAGCGTCACGGTCACTGGCTTTTCGGCATAGGCGGTATCCACGATGGCGAGGCCATTTTCATCGAATCCGATGAGCTTGCCAGCTCGGCAGGTGCCCACGCTCGCCACGGTGTCCGGGGCGGTGGCGTAAACCATGCGGCCCACGTGTGCCTTGGTAGGGGCGTTGGTGTCATCCAACTCCAATGCATAGCATCCACGCTTGGCCAGCACTTCGAGATCACCTGCGCTGCCGCCGGTGTTATCGATGCCCTCCTCGGCACGGCCCACCACGTGGCCGGTCACGGTGGAGTCTGCTTCCACCGCATTGCCTGCGGAGTTCACTGCCACGAGGGCACCGGTAGCAATCACGGCGTCTGCCGCTGCGGGATGTTTCCCGGCATAGCTGCCGGGATGTTCTGAGAATTGATAGTAATCGCTCATGGGATCTTTCTATGTGGTTTGGTTTCGGGATATCAGGGTGGCGGGATCAGGCAGGGTGGCGGGGGGGGGTTATGCCTTGGGATTGGCCTTGCGGTATTGTTCCTCGGTAAGGCCCAGCTGGCGGGCCACGGCTGCCTCATCGGCGGAAAGTGCCACCACCTTGGCGGCGGGCTTTTCCTTGGCTTGGGTGCTGCCAGCCAGATTCACCTCGCCAGGAGTGAGACGGGAGATGATGGAGCTGAGCACGGCCACCGGGGTGGATTCGATTTCCTCGGCGCTCAGCGGGATCACCTTGCCCTCGCGGGTGGCACGGTCCACCAGGGCATTGCGCTCGATGTTATCGAGGCGAGCGGATAGCGCCACTTCGGTGGTTTTTCCCTCGGGCTTGGCAACGCCAGCGGCTTCGAGTTTGTCGTCGATGGCCTTGGCGATTTCCTCATCGGAGATTTCGCCGGATTCGCCAGGGGTGAGAGCGAGTAGCTTGATGAGCTTGTCGCGGAATGGATTGGTTTCTTCGTTCTGCATAACTGTTTTTGTTTCGGTTGAATCTGCGGAAAGGGCCGCAGTGCGTGCGGAGAGCGCCGCCACTGCCTCGCCGAATTCCATGCCGGCCACATCGCCGCGCTGCGTGAGGGCCACGCTGGAAATCCACAAGGGGCGGCCATCGGCATCCAGGTGAACCACGGCGGAAACATCGGTATAGCTATCGGCATGGGCGGAGCCGTTGGCCGTGTAGGAAATAGCGGATAGATAAACTCCATCGCCGGGGATCACCTCGATCACTCCATTGCCAGGAGAGAGCCGGGGATCGGGAACATAGTTCGGGTGACCCTTTACGGATTGGTGCTCGTAGTCCATCGGCACCCGGTCGCAGGCCACCAGCTCTTGATTTGCGGAGAGCGTCTGAGCGACTACCTCATCCACCAGAATACGGGCACCGGTAGTGCGGCCGATGTTTTCTCCCCATGAGAGAATTTTGGTGCGTTGCGGCAGTCCCGCATCGGCAGCGCCGCAGAAGGGCATCGCCATGGAGAGGACAGCTTTTTTTGCAACGGGTGCGTCGATCACGGCGCTAGATTGCCCGTGGGAAAGCCTTTCCTCAAAAAGCCGTGGGGCTCGTGGTGGGATGGGCTAGCGCGGAAATCACGCCAAAAACCCTCACAGCCCGCGCGTGCGCAGGCTAGCCTTGAGAGCCCTCTCCACCGCTACCTTGCCCAGCATCGTGATTTGGCCGGAGGGATAGAACGGCAAGAATGGCCGGGCCGGAATGCCGCCTCTGCCCAGCTGGTGAGTGGCCGCGTATTTCCGATCCGAGCCGATCATCACCGTATCATTCGTGATGCCGATCACTCGGATGCTCTTGCGGAGCGTGGTGGATTTCTGGAGTAAGGCGTGAGGCTTGGCATCCTTGCGCGGTGCCCAATACTGAGCCCGTTTCGCAGGGTCCGTGAATGCCTGGATGGAGATCGCTTTGATGGCTTGTCCCATCGCACCCAGCAATGGCCGCTTATCTGCTACCGCTGCCGCGCGCCGGCGCAGGTCGGGAGATATGCCATCGGTGATGCGGATGAGGCTCATGATTTACACGGGGAGCTTGATCCCTATCCGAGCACGTTGTCGATGCGCATCTTGGCCGTGCCCTCGCGGGTGATCTCATAAGTGGCCCCGGATTGTTTCGCCTGGTGAGCCACTACCTCCTCGATCCGATCCGCACTCCCAAGCATCGTGGGCAGGCTGCCACTTCGCAGGGCGAATGCAGCGCGGTTGCCAAGCCAGGAGGTTTCCACTGGCCAGCTGGTATCCAGATACTTGGCCGTGAATCGGGCGCCCGCCCCTTCTTTTCGGAGTTCTACGGTGATGATCATCATGGCGTGGGAGGGTTGGGGATGTTGTCAAAAAACGAATGCACCAGGGCGAATGTCTCGCGGTTCTCTTTCGCGTGATCGTGCTCCTCGGGATTCATGATCGTGGTGATGGTCTCCGGCGTTTCCCATAACTCATAGTAACGCGTGGGCACTTCCAGCCCGCCGGGCTTGCCCTTCTCGAATCCATACTCGCGGCCCGCGTAGAGGTCCCACCACTTATCCCGGCGATATCCGCCGATGAGGGTATCCCCCGCAGTGCGTGCGGCGTAGTGATCGGCAATCGCCTGGCGATACGCCTTGGCAGCCTCGCCCCGGGAACTCATGTGAGCCCAGTGCATCAATTCATGCGACAACACGCGGCGCAGCTCGCGGCGGCGTGCTTCGCCCTTCACGCCCTTGAATCCGAGCGTGGCAGTAGTCACGCGGGCCGTGTGAGTGCGCGGATCATAGTCGCCATTTGCTCCGCCGATTTCATGGTCCACAATCTTGATGGTCACCTTGGGCAGGCTCTCGGCCATCGCCCGGGGCATGATGCCCAGGAGATCGGAAACAATCCGGCGGATCTCTTTTTCCGTGAGGGCTCCACGGCTACGGGCCCCGATGATTTTCTCCACCTTTTCAGATTCCTTCACGGGATCGGCCACGCGCAGGGATGCCTTGAGATTGGCAATGTCCTTGCGGTCCCACTTATCCTTGGTGTCCAGGCGCAGGGCAGAGATGGCAGCGGCAAACGTATCCGGCCTGGTCACCCCTGGCAGTCGCGGGCCTTGCGTCGGGGCGGCTCCGTTGAAATAACTCAGCAGGTCCCGGCCACTCTCGATTTCCATGTTGGATGCCCATGCCTGGAAGTCTGCGGCGGTGGTCGGGTCCCAGCGTTTTTTGATCTCCTCATAGGGCAAGCTCGCATCGCGTGCGGACCATTCATAAGTGCCTCCCCGCTCCTTGGGTGTGCGCACATCCACATTGGTAGAGAGCCCGCGATTGAGAGATCCGGTTTCGAGTTGTTTGAGGTTCGGCCCTTCCAGCACGCGGCGGTTTTCCGGCGCGCGGGGTTGATCTTTTGCATACTCCTCATCGCGCTCCTCTTCCGTCATCTCCACCACCTGGCAGCGGCAATTCCATTCCCATGGCGGAGTGTGCTTTTGCCAAAATGGATGATTGGCCGGAAGGATGATCTCATTGAGGGCACGATGGCTGGCGCGGACCTTGCCATCCTTGGTGCTGAGGTATTGGCGAAAAGGGAACACATCCGCCATCTCATCCATGATGCGGGCCTGGGTGGCCGAGTAAGCGGCAAACGCATGATGAGAGAGCAAGAGCTGCGCACGCGCTGCGGCAGCCTCCGGCGTAAACCATGGGGAAATCTTGGCCATCACCTCGCCCTTCACCTCATCCCAATCCGCACCGGCAGGAATCTTCGCGATCTCATCCCGCACGCCCTTGAGCACATCGTGATCCTCAATGCCGGTGATGGTAAACGCACGGGATTTGAGTTCATCGGGCAGCTGGTCAAACACATCACGCGCCACCGCTGGCTTGTCTGCAATCGCGCGGCGAGCGGTATCATGAGGGACGGGGCGAGTGACGTAGGCGGGCTGCATGGCTAGGCGAGTTTGCGGAATGGGGTGATGATATCAGATTGCTGCATGGCTCTATCAAGCGGGCTTTGCACAGTATTGGAGCCTGCGGTGTGCAAGTAAAGCGCGGTGGTCTCGATGCTCGTGTGTCCCATTTGCTCTTGGATCACTTTGTTCTGCCGAGGATCGAGCGCCCACTCTGGTTTGAAGGATCGACCGTCCACATACTCGCGGAGGTTTTTCGCCCGGATCATGCGATAAACACACCCGCAGTTTGAGTATTCGGCGTAGTCGTTGGCTTCGTTTTGGAGGATGGCGTTTTGCGCTCGGGTGCAGTGATCCCAGCGCGGATTGGAGACGATTTTCCACCGTTCCCCGTCGCGGAGTTTCGTCACAATCACCCGGAAGAATGGCAGAACAAGTCGCTCCTGAGCAACCGCGCCCGCCGTGTTATTTGAGTCTGATTTTGATTTCATAGATTTGTGAGTTGCGGCACGCGCTCTCGGCGCGGTGCCAGAGCTAGGCGTTAGCCGGAGAATGAGCAGGGCACTTGCCTCCCCATGCTTTCGCGCCGGGATGCGACGAGTGAGAGCACTTGTAGGCGTTGTTCCAGTGGTCCCAGACGGGTGTGCATCCGTCCTCGCGGGGGACAGGTTCCCAGCGTCGGTGACAGCAGCGGCACTCGGCCCACGTTCCACCGTCAGCGTATTTCCCGCGCTCCAGATCGTGACCCGACCACCAGCACCGAAGACGGCTAACAAGGCGTGGCTGGAGCAACGCGGCCCCGGTGTGTGTTTGATTATCCATGGTAGTTACTGAGGTTTGAGAGTGGTTGGAGTGGCGCTCTCGCCGCGTGCCAGCACATCGGCGTTCGGTGGATTAAATTCGCGGCCACACAGCATGCACTTGCCACGATCCGCATACCGCAGGTGATCGTCCGGCGTGCAGTATGGACCACATTCGGTTCCCACTGCCCTCTGTTGCGCTTCCGTAAGCGGATGGCGCTCCGTTGGTTTCGCTTGCCGCCAGAGACGGCATTCAGTGGCGCACCCATCGTCGCAGATGTGCATAGGGTTGTTTTTGCAGGGTGTTGGCTTGTGATACGGCTGATATTCATCCGGCGAATCGTGCCACTCGTAAGCGCCCGGTTCATCGACTCCATCATCTAGCTCTATTCCGTTTACGATTCTCATGGTTTTGGTTGGTATTTGAGTCCTTTCAGCGCAAGCCCGAAGCGGGCGCGTATGATTTTTCCGCAGCGGTGGCAGGCGCATTCCACACCTTCATCCGTGCGCGTCATCAGTGATTTTCCATTGCGGTCGCACGGATACACTGCGTGACCGACTAGTCCGCACACGAACCACCGAACAAGACAGTGGACAGGAATCACCATGAGCGGTGATGTCCTGCGTGATTGACTGGCCGTGTCCTCGCTCATGGTGATCCGTCACTTTTTGCGTTCAGCCGAGAGATTTGATACAGCGCCATGAGCGCCGCCCCGAGCGGGGAGAAGTATTGGAGATCATAGACCGCAACCCCGAGTCCTTCATTCCACGTCGTTGGGGCGTCATTGGATAGCAGCACCACGCCAGCGTCTTCGCCTTCGGTGACGATGACTTTTTCCATGGCATCCCCGATTTTCTGGAGTCGTGCCTCCAGTCGGTCGATGTCGTTTTTCAGTCGTTCCCGATGACAAATAAGATGGCGGATTTGCTCATCGCGAGCCGCGATTTTTTGTTCGGGCGTTTCCGTTTGTGCAAGATTATTGGTGATATCCTGCCAATAAGCATTCAGCACGCAGCCCGTGGCTTGAGCGTTGTTGTCGTAGTGGAGTTCCACTTCGGAGGATGACCAGATTGGATCATCTCCATCCCGGTCGATTTGGAGCGTGACAGGGATCTGGTGCGGGATTTGCCCGCATTCGAGCGCGTACTCGATGGCGCGATCTAATTCTTCTTTAAGTTGTTGCAGGTCCATGGTTGGCTTATTTTATCGTTCTGCCGAGAGAATCTATACCATCCTCGGGCGTTGTATTGGTTGGTTCGATGTTCGAGATACCCCTTCTGGCAGAGCGCCCTGAAATAGTTCATGGCGGCATTTTGCGAAGAGCTTCCAAGGAATTCTTGCAGCTCGTAGCTTGATGGCAGCCGATCTTCGGCCTCATGGAATTTCTTCAGGAACTCCATCACCGCAACTTGCTTGCCCGTCAAAAGAGGCTGAACAAGACGGTGGACGGAATCGCCCATCTGCGGGCTGTCAGCGGTTGTTGGTGGCAGTGGCATTATCGTGTCGGTTGAGTGTTAGTGCCGGGCGATCCGTCACCTTGGACGTTGAGTGGACCGAAAACGGCCCTTTTAAAAAATACGCACGTTTGCGTAAATAGTTGTTGACCTTTACGCAGTATTGCGTAAGTTGTCCTCGTCAGCGGCAATGAGGCCAACGACCAACTACTAAGACAATGACCACTACCACCATCACCACCTCCGCCACCCTCTTCGACGCCCAAGGCTACATCCAGCAGCACGGCGTTGAGATCAGCGACCACGGCGACACCATCGGCATCAACGGCAGCGAGCACCTCAAGTCTGACCTCATCATTGAGGACAACAAGATCACCTCCACCCTCGCTGGTTGGGAACTCACTTGGTAAGCCATGAGAGTGACGACCAACCACAGCGCGTCGTCCTACGGGCAGCCCGTCATCCTCGCGGATGACGGGTCGCTTATGGACTACGCCCCAGGGATCAAGGCCATCCGCTCCAAGCTCGGCTGGAGCACTCAGCAGCTGGCCGACGCGTGCGGCGTCTCCCGTCGCACCGTCGAGGGCTGGGAGCAAGACCGGACGCCCACAGCGGCGGCTCTCAACGTCATGGCCTCGCTCGTCTAGCAAAAAGACACTCAACAAGGCACGGCAGGACAACCGCCATGAGCGGTCAAGTCCTCCGTGCTTTTTTACGTCCAGTGCGCTCATGTCGGTGTCTGCGTTTTATCGTTCGGTGGATTTATTTTCTCCATCACGGTGCCGTTGCATCCGGTCCATCCGCACGCGGTCGGCAGTTCATCTCGGGGGAACTCGGCCATATCGCGGCAGGTGTCGCATTGAGCAATCACCACCGAACCAGCCGTGGGATGCAACCGATCCTCGGCTTCTCTTTCGCGCATATCGTCCACAATGCTTTCCATCTGGTTTGACCATTTCTCGGTGTCTCGGCGCGTGCTCATTTGCTTTCCTTTCTCATCGGTGCATCCACATCAGCGTTCGGAGGAATTGGCGCTTCGAAGTGCGGGCAGATCACAGCGGCCTTGAGCGGCATCACAGCGTTTCGATGGAGGAAGATCGTCATGTCCACTACTTGGGGCGCTCGCTCGCGTGGGTAGCGGCAGCGGACCGTTGCGGTCAGGTGCGTCATGTATTCCGCGTGGTGGCGGCATTGCAGGCACGAAGACGGAGAACAAGGGGCTGATGCCCGACCCTCAATAGCTGTGCTGTTAATTTCCAAGGCGTGGCTGGAGCAACGCGGCCCCGGTGTGTGTTTGACTATCCATGGTAGTTACTGAGGTTTGAGAGTGGTTGGAGTGGCGCTCTCGCCGCGTGCCAGCACATCGGCGTTAGCCTGACTGGATTTAAGCATCCGGCGCACGACCTTGCAGATGGTCATGGGCAGTTTCTCGCCACTGTCCATCATTGGCCTTCCATCGGCCATGACGATTTCCACCAGGTGCTTTCCGTCGTCGCATTTGCGGACGCTCCACGTTTTGATTTTGTCGGCCAGTTCCTCGAACAGCCGGATTGCGCAGTGGAGATTCTCGGATCGTCCGTAGCACACGCGTTTGATTTGATAGGACACCACCGGGCGGAAGTCATCGGCGGTTGCATCGGCGGGCAGTCCGTATTGTTTGCGGATCTCGCGCGCCCAGTTCTCCCACATCTGCGGCCACAGCGATTCCTTCTTTTTCCGGGAGTTGAGCAGGCGGACCATGGATTCGGTTCGCTCGCGTTCACGGGGCGAATCGTAGGGCGTGCCGAATCGCTCGAATTGCACTCCATTGAAGCACAGGACGATGAAGTCGGCGGATTTCTCACCGAGCAATTCGGTGAGTTCGTAGTCGATTGGGTTTCCGGAGATGGTGAGTTCAGGTTCCATTTTTTCGGGCGTTTGGGGTAATTCGGGCAAGGCTAACATGGTGTTATGATTTACCGAATCGAAATCCTCACCTCCACCGCAGTGGGCACCCGTCCATTCACCGTCGCACCTTCCACGTGCTTCGCGGCGATGCGCAATGCCTGGGCGAGATCCGGGGCCACGAGGCTCCCATTCATAGGCAGGGTGGTGGTGGCGATGGCGTCCTTGTGGATGAGCTTGATCCGCAGGCGGTGCGTAGGGCTTGGTTCTTTTGGCATGGCTGGTTCTTTCTGATAACTGATAACTGATAACTGATAACCGGCTTACCTCTCCCAGGGCTCCCGGTAGGGCAGGCCCACGAACTCGAAAACATCGCGCTCATCGGTCACCTGGTGCACCGCTCCATTCGGGCCGGAGAATCCGGCACCGTAGGGATTCCAGCGCCAGCCCTTATCCACGGCGGCTTTGGCGATGCGCATGTTGGACTCCTTGGAGCCGGTGCGGCAAACGAGGTAGTTATACCAGGAGCTTTCCACCGTGGCGAAAAAATCCACCGGCATCCCCGTGGGCAGATGGGTCATGAGTTTGTTTTTGGGGCCGCAGGCAGTGTGGCCGGTTTCCCCTTTGCGGAGTTCGAGCGTGCCGGCATCCATCATCTCGCGGATGGCAAGGTCCACCAGATCCACCATTTTTTTCCCGAACATGTCGCCGGGGATTTGGCGCTCCTCGCGGATGGGAATGTATAAAATCTCGATGTCCCCCACCTCTTGTTTCCGGCGGCGCAAAGAGCCTGCCACGATCACGCGCTCGCAGCCCTCGCCGATTGCCTCCAGGCATTCGCGGCAGACTTTGAGTGCCAGGGCACGGGGATATCGGGTCTTGCTCATTGGATGGGATAGGTGAGCTGCGGCGTGAGGCTGGCAGCGCGGATGTTTTTGAGTGCTTCCATCAACTCCGTGCCGGTGGGCTCGGCAATCAGGAGCTTGGGATCGGAGTCGATGCCATTGAAACGGCGGGCCGTGATGGCAATGGATAGCTCCACATCCGGAGAGACCATGAGGAAGAGAGTGGTGGCGGGAGTTTGCATATTAAGAATTGGAAATGGATTCGCACACGCTGCGCCAGTGCTCCCGTCGCTTGGCGTCCCAAAAGGTTTTCTCCTGGGCGCAATCGTTGGCAGTGCGGTGGAAGTGGGAAAGCAGGCTCTCGATGGATACCATGATGGTATCTGCCCCCACTCGGGCGTGCTCCACGTATCCGGCCCAGAGCAGGCGGCGCATGGTGCTGGCACTCAGGCCGATGATGCCCAGGCGTTTCCCGAAATCATCGGTGAGGCGCACCCAGCCAGGATAGGGCTCCGGTTGCAGTATATAAGTGCCGGGCTCCTTGCCAGGCATGAGACGGCAAAGCACGTGAGACGGCACCTCGAACTCGGGCAGGCCAGTCACCCACACGCCGGGCGCAATCTCGGAAAGGGTCTCCTTGAGGGCGGCAAGGGCACCGCTTGGAGGGGCGGCGGCGAACTCCATTTTCTCCAGGAAGGCAAAGCCTGCCTGCGCCGCCTCGTGGCGGGTGGGTTTGGGGGGTTCGGTGGCCGTGCTCATAAACGCGTTTTAAGAGGGGGGTGGGTGGTTTTGGCACCATTACGCCTGATCGGCGCTAGGAGCGGAAATAACCTGCCGCGCGCTGCGGCGTGAGGCTATCTCGTGGGCTGCTTGCAGGAGCCGATCCCACCGGAGGCTTTGCTCGGGTTCCGTGTCTCTCAGATCGGCGATGCGGCGGATGTTGTGGAGCGGGGCAGCATGGGTGAGATGCCAGAGTTCCCCCAGCTCTTGGAGGGTGCGCTCCGGGTGCAGAGCTTCCAAAAGCGCCATGGCGAATTGGCGCGGCAGCACCACCGCAGCCTCGCGGCTGGTCCGCGTCATGAGTTCATGGATGGAGATGCCAAACTCCTCTGCCACCGCAGCCAGTGCGGGCATGGCCCAGGAGGCGGCAAGCGGCACCGGCTGGATGGCGGCGCGGTCCCGGCGGAGGATCTCTGCGAGGAGATCCTCCATGGGCACCTCGCGCAGGAGTTGGGCAATGGCTGCATTCATTGGCCGGATTGTTTCTTGTTCCGCTTCTCAGTGTCTCCCCGTCCCTCACGCGCTGCGATGCGGTTGGTGATGGTCCACAAGAGTTGTTCCAGGCGGCTCGCAGGGAGCTTGATCAGATCGCCAGTATCTTTGAGCACCTCCGCCGGGTTCTTGCGTTGGGCCACCACCATGAGGTATGCCTCATTGATCACTCCGCCCTTCATGGTCGCGTAGGCAGCCCATTGGCTCTCCTCTACCGTCTGCGGATTCTCCACTCGGCGGGCATGATGTCCCAGCGCAGTGGCGATGGTGCGGATGATGTGCATACGGCGCTCATCCGTATCATCCTTCTCCTTGCTCCACTTCTGCGGCGCTGCCTTGGTGCTGGCACCGCGCAAGGTGCGGAAGTGGTTGAGGAGTTTCACATACATCGAGTTGGTGCAATCACTCAGTCCCTCACGCCGCACGCACTTCCACACTTGGGCATGTCGCCATACATCATAGGTATCCGTGGTGAGGCCGAGATTGCTCTCATGCTTCCAGGCGCTGGTGCCCTCCACTTGCAGACTCTTGATCTGGCCCCGGCTCAGTGGCTTGTCCGTGTTCTTGTTTGCCTTGGTGAGCTTGCGGTCACTGTCTCCGCCCTTCTTGTAGCAGCGGATGAACTCCCAGCCGCTCGCATCGCACACGGCGCGGGCCGTGTCGTGGTCCATGGTGGGAAACTCGAACGATGGGTTGCCTGCCTCGCGGGCCTCGCAGATGTATTCCATCGGGTATTCGTCGTGCGTGGTGTTCATTGGGCGCGGGAGTGAGCTTTGGTGAAAGGGAGGGTTTCCAGAGGGCGCAGCATCATCGCGTCGATCTCTGCCATCTTGGCATCGCGCAATGCCTGGCGGCCGGCATCGGTGATCGCCCATTCGTCATCGGCGAAATCCAACTCGGATTCCACGTAGTGCTCGGCATCCTCGAATCCATCCGAGTAGCCATCTTTATATCCTGTGGCAAAGCCGATCACCATGGCACATGCCACGAAGACGAAGCCGATGAGCAAGATCCAGCCGAATGCCTGGGAGTCGATCACTGGCAGGCCAGTGGCCATCAATGGCAAGGCGAAGCACGTATCTTTGCCGGTCGGCATGGTTTGACCAGGCACACGGCCTCCACGAGTGTTCCACTTTTTCATGGCGGTGGTGGCTGTCTTGCCTTCCACGCGCGCACCGCACTTTTCGATGCGGCAGCGGACATACCAGGTGTGGGGCTCGCCTTGTTGGACGTTAAAAAGCGGGTTTGGTTTTCCGCAGAATGGACAGTTTAGAAGAGTCATGGTTCGCGTTTTTTTTAGGGTTGAGTGATGGGTTTCAGTCCTTGGCAACGGTGGCCTCGGCCTTGGCGGCTTGGGCCACGGCCTTGCCCATGTCTGGCTTGGCGGGCTTGATGGTGCATGTCTCGCTCTCCACTCGCTTGATGCGCAGGCGTTCGAGTTCCTTGTCATCCAGCTTCTCCAGGGCTTCCAGCACCAGGCGCTTTTCATTCTTCAGGAATGGCAGTCCCTCTTGCCCGAGTTGTTCCAGGAGCACGATGGATACCTCTTCATTGGCCACGCTCAGCTTGGTGCTCTTGCGGAATGCCACGGAGCCGTAAGGCGTCTTGAGGCTGCGGGACTTGGCAAACCACTGAGGGTTGGTCTCGGCAAGGAATCGAATGCCTTCCTCCGTCTGGCCAATCGCGGCTTGGAGCTTGGCGTAGTCCTTGCGGCGGGCATCTACGAGGTCCAGCCAGGCTTGATGCAGATCGTTTTCCAGCTCATCCATGCGGGCGGTGGCCTCGGCAAAGATGGCCATGAGATCGATCAGGTTTTTATAGTCCGGGGCATCGGCCACTTGGGCGTTGGTGTTGGTTTTGGCACTCATGATAGATAGGTGGTGGGGTGTTGTTGTTTGGTGGTTTGGTTGGGTGAGATTCAGCGATTGTTTTTGTATCGGGAGAGGCGGCGGCGGGTTTGATCCAGCGTCTCGCACTCGCTGCGGAGGCGGTAGAGTTCCACTCCGCTGCCGTCCTTGGTGCGCATGGAGACGGTGCGGGCTCCGGTTTCGCGGAGGTAGTCGCAGAGGCGCAGGAAGAGCGCCTCCTCGGCATCCACAAATGGCCCGGCGATGCAGCGCCAGCGGATGCCGATTCCGGGGGTGTATTGTTCCTGGGCAAGGATCATGGTTCGGGTGTGGAGTGGATGGGTTCTCAGGCGATCTCGCGGGCGGCTGCTTGACCGGCATGGAGCATCTCCGCATCGGTGGGCTCGGTGATGCCGTTGGTGTGGAGCTGGTCCACCACGCGGCGGAGATAGGACCAGTGGCCGCAGTGGCGGGCGGTCTCCACCAGATGGTTTAGGGTGTTTTCCTTCCAGGCACTTTCCATCCCGAGACGGCGACTCAGGAACTCCCTTGCTCCATCCTTGTTTGGGCCGCCGAGTTTTACTCTTTGGAAAAGCCGGTTATGGATGAGCTGCTTGGCCTCCTCGCTCGCTGCCGTGCGCAGCTTCTCAAACAAGGTGGACATGCCCGCCAGGATGAGGAGCATCTCCGTTTCGTTGAGGAGGGACTTGAAGAGATTCAGCACCGTGCCGGAAACGTGGTGAGCCTCATCGATCGCAATCACGATCCGGCCCTTGCCCTTGATGGTGGAGATGAGGGTTTCCATCATCTCGCCCGTCACGCTCGGGATCTTGGCCTCGCTCAGTCCCAGGGCACGGAGCATGGAGCGCATGGCCACTCTCTGGCTTTTCCATGCTTCGTTCGCATCCATCCGATAGATGGAGCTACCAGAGGCGGCGGAAACGCTCAGGAGATCGAGCGAGGATGTCTTGCCGCTTCCACTGCCACCTTCGATGAGGATCATGCGATCCTTGCCGTGATGGTGCATGAGGCGCAGCGTGGCCAACGTCACCTCTTGGGCTCCGCCGAGGTCATCATATAACTCCTCGGCGGCACGCTTGCGGCTTTGTGCCTGGACGGCTGCCAGCACTCCACGGTAGTCTGTGAGCTTGGCGGCGATGTTGATGCCGTCCATGTCGGTGCGGAGGATCTTGCTCCAGGTCTTTTGAGATCCGAGTGCTGGCCACTCGCGCACCCAGGCATTTTCCGAGGGCACCGGGCGCAATGTCCGGCGATAGCTTTCAAGGTTTCCGGCCACTTCGCGCAGCTGGGTCTTGAGGGATTCTTGAGCCTCTGCTTGTTCCGCTTGGAATTCGGGGTGTGATATTTCTATGAATGGATTCATGGTTTCGCGTTTTGGTTAGGGTCGGTGATGGGTGTTAGCTTTCCATCCAGATCGCCAGTTGTTGGCCGATCTTGGAAAACTTGCCTTCGAGTTCACTGATAAGATCCAGCGCATCGTCTGCGGCGTTCTTGGCCATGTGCATATTGCCAAGCTCGGCATCATTGGTGGCCTCACGTAGCAGGCCCAAGGCACTGCCGATGTCTTCGATGGTATCCGCAAGCTCGCTGCGGATGGCTTTGGGCACTTCTGCCTCTGTGTTGGTTATCATGGTTTCGCGTTTTGGTGTTGGGTGATTCATGCTTCTTCCAAAGCTGCTTGCAGGCGGCGGATCTCGGCGGCGGCATCCACTGGCATGGCGCGGGATGAGATAGCGGGCATGATCTCGCGGCTCGGGCGGATGGAGCGGATGCTATCCGGAATGGCTCCCACTTCCGCAGCGGGTGCGGTGCTCTCGTGGCGTTCCAAGTCACCGGCCTTGGCGATGCCGCCAGCGCCATTCATGGCCACTGCCTCGCGGGTGCCGGAGGGTTGCGGCATGCCTGCGGCGGCACGGATGGCGCGGAAGGTAGTCGCTGCTGCAGCGCTTGCCTTCTTCCGCACGATCATGTGCGGCGTGAGGATCGAACTGGCATTGAACTGCGGGGCCAGTCCCATCTCCGGCGCGCAGGGGATGAGCACCTCGCCCATGCGCCAGCCATTGCGGTTGCGCGCGGAGCGGTCGCCATTGCAGACCCAAGCGCCGAGATCGGGCCGGGCCGGATCGTAGGCAATGAGCACCTGGTGGCCGTTCTCAAAATGGATGCCATCCCGCACGCCGTTGAGTTTGAAATACATCTTGGGCCAGCCATTGCCGGGGCTCACGTTCACCGTGCCGGCACGCACGGTGCGTTGGCACTTGTAGGGGCGGAAATACCACTCTTGCGAGGGGTGGAGCGGGCTCGTATGCCAGCCCAAGCGGGCTACCAGATCATCCGGGGAGACTCGCTCATTGAGATGCTCGCGCATCATCGGGTTGGAGTTGATTTTGCAGGCTGCTTCCTCGTGTAAAATCGAAGACTTTTCCTGTGGAAGGAAGCCCAGCGTCAAGGGGTCCACCCCTGTGGCTTGTGCTTGGCGCAGGCGCCGGGTGGCCTCCTCGAACTCGCCACGGCTGCGGCCAATATCCGTGCCTGTGTGGCCAAGCCAGCGTTGGAGCACATTGAATCCGCCCTCAATCCCACCTTTGCCTTTGGATTTGAAAACGTGGTCAATGAGCATGATATCCCTCAAGTCCCCCCAGCGTCCGGACATGCCTTGCACTTCGATTCCATGCACTGCGGTGCCTTCCCAAGATCCGCGCTCCAGGCGCAGGCGGCGGGGCAGGCCCCACGCACGCACCAGCCGCGCGATGTAGCGCACAATGTCCTCGCCACGGTAGGCATCACGCTCGCGGCCGATGTGATCGAACCCGAGCCAACGGGCGGCAGCCAGGTCACGAGCGGCGAGCACCTGGCGGCCAAGCATTAACTCGCCCGGGGCAGGGTCACGGAAAACATAAGGTTGGTTTGCGGAATAGTCATCGAGTTCCCATGTCTCGCCTGGAAGGATCTCGCGGTGCGTGCCATCGGCGAGGATCTCATACATGCCCCGGCGCGTGATCATCTCCGTTTGTTGGGCATGCTTTGAGCCTCTATGTAAAGCCTTCTCCTCTGCCGTTACCCGGAATGCGCGGCGAACACTCTCAGGCCAGTCTTCTTTCCGTCCGTGGATGAGTGCCTTTTCCCGAATTCTTTCGATAACTTCGCGGATCTCCGGGCGCACACGTTCATCATGGGCAAAGAAGTAGGCCGCTACGTTTAGGCTTTCCTTGGTGCTTCGATAGAAACGAGCTAAGCCGATCTCCAGTTCGTTGGGATCAAAAACAACCGGGCGGCCTGTGGCCTTGGGCGTGAGTGCCTCATCCACATCCCCACCGCACTCCGCCACGCGGGCAAGCCAGCGGGCGAGGGTAGCATTGGGCACTCCCAAGCGGCTCGCTGCTTTCTTGCAGCTGAGGCCGTTGGTGGTGAGTTCCAGAGCGAGGATGAGTTTGGATCGTTCCATGGGTTCCATGAGGATTGGATTGGGGGATGCCGCGTTTTCAGTTATTATTTCTCAACGGGCGGGGTGAATTTGACCTTCACTAGCTTCAGCTTGCAGCCCGGCCATTTTTCCATGCTGCGCATCGCACTCTTGGCATAGATGCGGTCGTATTGCTTCCAGAGGGTAGGAGCGGAACCCGGCCCCAAAGATGCAAAGCCTGTTGATCCATCGGCATAGGACTTTTTGATGGCCCACCAGAATTGATTCCCGCGCTTCACTCCTCACCTCCGTTGTTGATGGTTTCGATAAGCGTTTTGCGGAATTCCTCCGGTGCCTCGCTGATAGCATTTGCGGCGCGGGTAGTTATTTCCTTTCTCCCCTCGCTGGGCATGGTCTCCCAAAATTTGAGTGAGGTGCTCATGGATGTCCAAACCTTGAGGGCTGTTTCTACTCGCTCCTGGGCAATGCGCGCCTTGGCTTGCTCCTCTGTTTCCGGCTCCTCATCGGGCTCCTTACCGGTGGCCATAAATCCCTCAATGCCAGCTAACAACTTCTCAAGCCCGGCACCTACCCAAATCGCATCCTCGAACTTTTTGCGGATATCTCCACGGCTTTCAAAAATGCGGAAAATCTTCACTGCGTATTCCACAAGGCGCGGGCTAACCCCAGCGCGTTTTGCAAGGGCGGCGCACGATCCTTCCTGTTGGAGCAAACCGCATTCGCTGCGGTTTGCTCGCCTATCCCCACCTCGGGTTTGAGCTGCCACCTCCGGCTCCATGAGCACGGCGAGGTAAGCACGCGCACCCTTGGACATGTGGCGGCGGGTGACGGCATCCATGATGATGGGCACTACATCCGCCTCCTTAACGATCTCGCAGGGGATGCCATCGGTAGCCAACTTGCGGGCGATGGCCTCGCGCTCAGGCTCGGCATAACTCATCTTGGCCACCTGCGCAGCCGCCTCATAGCGGTGCCGACCATCTGCGATCTGGTAGCCCTTGGGCGTCAAAACAACCTTGATTTTATCCCGCACTCCGACCCGTGAAACTGATTCCACAAGCGCCTCGAAATCATGGGCCATTTCCTCCGCTGCGGCCTTGTGAGCTGCGCGGCTTTTTCCCTGGGCATTGCCAAGTTTGGTTTCCCGTTCGATCAGCGCAGGCAGCATGGCCACACGCTTGAGCAGGGGATGAAATTTAAGATCGGTTAGGGGAATAAGCACGGTCCTCCGATTGCTCAGCTGGGCCTTGTATGCTTTGGGTGATGCCGCAGCTTTTTGCTCGCGGGCCTGCGCTGCTTTCTTTGCGCGGCTCACATATTTGATTGGTGTTTGGGCAGTGCTCACAGCGCACCTCCCGTGGTGAGAATTTTCACGGCATGCCGGATGCCCGATGCCTTGTTGCGGAGAGCCGCGCCCGTCTCATACATGCCGTTTTGCGCAGCTACCTTGGCAGCAGCCTCCATTTCTTCGGCGTCGAGATTCAATGCCGCTATCGCAGCGGCGGTTTGTTCGGCGGTGATCACTGGGCCAGTTCCTTTCCATTTTTGAGACTTTCGTAGCTGGCAATGAGGCGGTGGCTTGTGCGCTTACCGCTCAATACCTCGTAGAGGTGCACCCGGTGCACTCCGAGTTTTTGGGCGTCCGCGCAGATGCCCGGAAATCGCACTCTCCCTTTTGTTAGCTTTTTCGCCTTGCGGCCCGTCGTGTGTTGTGGCGTTGTTTTCATCCCGTTTGAAACGCGTTACCGCGTGGATGGGGAAATAAAATCACGTAAACACGATGACTCAAGAAAAAAATCACACATCCAGCCAATTTAAAGCTCTCGGCCTCTGCGGATCTCTCCCAGTTGCTCGACACGATGGAGTCTTTGAGCAAGAATCACCCAGGCGATCCGCGAGTCAGCAATGCCGTTGGAGAGATGGCCGTGATCGTCCGCAATCGCCTTGAGAAACAATCGGCTTCCAAATCATGAAAAAATCACGCCGCTCCGCACCTCCTGCAAAATCCCCTTGGGGGTGCATCATTCTTCTCATTTCGCCTTTGGGCATCGTGGGATGCTTGATGGCTTTCATCCATGCAAACGGCCCCACCCGTGAACAGATCCAAGCACAACAACGGGCGAGGGCCGAGGTCCTTGCTTATATCACTGATAAAGTGGGCGCATCCGGTGCGGAATTCCGCTCACGCTCCTCAATCTCTCATGATATCATCATCCCCCCGGAACACATATCATCCGTGAGCCCCATTCAGGCACAAGAGCTTGCCCTCACAACTCAAAGCAGAACCGGTGGCATCGTAAGAGTTGTTACCCCCGCTGGAAAAGTTCTCGCAGAAGCTCCCTGATCCCTCATCCTCTGCGTCCCTCAGCGGCCTTTGCGCCTCTGCGTTAGCTCTCCATTTCCCACCACGAGCCCCACCGCTTTTTGAGCGCGTGGGTTTTTTTGTTAGTTTCGGGGCATGCCGTTGCCAGCTCATGTTGTCTTGCTCTGCCTCATCGCTCCGTTTCTCGCGTCTGCCGCTCCGGGATCACCTCCGGCGGATACTGATCCGCAGTCTTATCAATCCATCGGTTGGCTTCTGGTTGGGCTTGGATCTTTGGCTGTCACCATCAATCAGATCCTCGGCGTATTCGCCAAGGTGCGGGAACTCAAATCCCCCACTCCCGGCAGCGTCTCTGGTGATCGCGTGAAGGCATTGGAGGATCGCATGCACACCATGGAGATTTCCGTGGCGAATCACATGGGCGGCATCAAGAGCCAGTTCGATTCCATTTCCCAAACGCTCACCAACCTCCAAGCAGATTGGAACTATGCCATCGGCAAGATCGATGGCCGCAGCGAAGCCTCCGGCAAATAACTCTCACCCAATAAACGCCATGACACTCGACCAAAAAGAAGAACTCCGCCGCATCGTCCTCGGGTGGCTCTGCAATCGTAGCGCCTGCTCATTCAACTGTGTATCCGTCCAGAATGGAGTGCGGCGTGCCATGAATTGCACGGAAGATGAATGCGAGGAAGCCATGGTTTTCCTCAAAAGCGCCGGCTACCTGGACGAGATCCCCAACAAGCTAGGCTCCCGCCGCTACTACCAAGCAAGCTCCGAGGGCGTCCTCGCCCACGAACGCGGCATCTAACCATTTCCATCAATCGGAAATCTAAAATCATCAATCGGAAATCATGAAGGCCAAACTCCTCTCCGTCTGCACTGCCATCCTTGCCATCGTTGCCATGCTTGGCGGGCTCGATCTCTCCGGCGTCATCACCCTCATCCCCGGTGGCAATGCGGAAATGGTCACCCTCATTAGTGGCGGCCTCGCCACCCTCGGCGCCATCGCCCGCGCCATCGGTGATCTCGCCGATGATGGCAAAGTCAACGGTTCATTCGGAAAACTCCAGATGAGCCCCATCACGTTTCTCCTCTGCGTCATCATCGCCCTCATCGGCGCAAAGTAATATCTTCTGTCTTCTGTCTCCCCATCTTCTGTCTCCCCATGAAATTCCAACTCCAAGCCCTCATTGCCCAGCACCTCCTCAAGGCTGGCGGATTCTATGATGGTCCGCTCGATGGCTTGTGGGGTCCCAAATCCATCCAGGCCGCCGATGAATGGGCCAGTGATCGGGATGCCGCTCTCGACAAACCATCCACCACCGTTCCCGGTGCTCCCACTCCCTACGAGCTGGCCCTCCGCCACATCGGCCAAAAGGAAATCCCCGGCTCCAAGGACAATCCGTTGATCGTTACCTGGCTGCGCAAACTCGGCTCATGGATCAACCACGATGAGACTCCCTGGTGCGCGGCATTCGTCAATGCCATGGCCCGCGAGGCAGGCTTTGAACAAACCGGAAAGCTCAATGCCAGGTCATTCCTCGACGTCGGTCAGCCAGTGCGTCTCACGGAGGCCAAGACTGGAGATGTTGTTATCTTCTGGCGCAATGCTCCGGACTCATGGGAGGGCCATGTTGGTTTCCTCATTTCCTACGATGCCCGCACCGGCAAGCTCCGCATCCTCGGCGGGAATCAATCCAACTCCGTCAACATCTCCACCTACACCACTGATCAACTCCTCGGCGTCCGCCGCCTGCGCTCGCTGGATCTTCTCCAAGGCAATAGCGGCAACCGCACCGTCTGATTTTCCGATTCGGCAATTTTCAATCCTCAATCTCCAATTCCCATGATCCTCACAGCATCCAATGCCACCGTCACCATTCCCACCCTGCCAGGGGAGGAAACTTATATCTCTGCCCTCGGCACTTGGAACGGTGCCACCGTCACGGTGCAAAGCTATGTGGACGGCGCATGGAGGGCCGTGCCAGATGGAGCCTTCACCGCAGACTTTGAGATTGTGCGCACCAACGGACCAGGCACGGAACTCCGGGCCTTGCTCACCAGCGCCGGTGGCTCCACCTCGCTCAGCGTCAACCTCACCAACTTGCCCACGGCATGACTCCTCGCGCTGGATCTCGGCTTGCGATTCGGGATGCCCTGCGCCCCGCATTGCGGGAGGCTATCATGGGTGGATTTGAAACATTTCACCCAACTGCCGTGGCGCGCATTGATGCGATTATCACGGCGGGTGGAATCATTCCAGTAGGGGCCGCCACGGCCAAACGATTGCTGTCTGATTTCATCATCGCCGAGGAATTGGCAGGGCGATGGTCTGACATGAAGCGGCTGTATCTCCCAGGATTCGGCAATGCTGCGGCAAATGCTATCGACATTGTGGGAGGCACAAGCGGCACCTTCCCGGTTTCGGGGGGGGTAACGCATGCAACCGGCTACGTCCAAGGCAATGGCTCAACTGGATACTTTAACTTTGGGGTTACTCCGGCGGCTCTTGGATTGACGCTTTCGAGTGCTGCGGTTTTTGCGCTGATCACTCAATCACCGGCAGGGACGGCCGGCGAAAACATCGTGACTGCGATTGACGGTAGTGACACCACAAAGGTGTTGGAGCTTTCTCACCAATCTACGTTTATGGCATTTCGAGCCAATAACGTAACTGCGGGAAGCGGCACGGTGAACGCCATCATCGCCAGGGCATCTCAGCATGGAATCATCGTGGGATCTCGCCATGGGGGAAACCGCCGTGTGATACAACGGACTACTGCCGGTGTTAATACTGTAATCGATTCCACAGCAGCAGACGCCGGAACCATGCCAGTTACCGGAACGTTACAAGCCATGCGCTCAGCTTTTGGAGGCGGGGCCGCATACTCGGATGGACGCTATGGTGCCTATGGCGCTGGCATGGGTATGACGGTAGCACAAGCCCAAGCATTTTCCGCAAACCTCAAAACCCTCTGGGAAGGATTGTTTACCCTGACACTGCCATGATCGGATTCGTCCTCACCTCTGAAACGCTCGGCGCTCTCGAAGCTGGTTTTGCCGCGGCATTCACGGCGCGAGGCATTCCACAATATCTCACATTGGGAGCGATCTCAATTCTATCAGGTGAGCATGCAGGCAAATCATTCATCCCTTTTCCCGATGATGCTTTAACTCAACCACTCCACCAGAATCACACCCTTCCTGATTTCCCCGAATTTTCCCAACTCATCGGCATGCTCGGGGGCCTGGATGCCCGCATCGATCTTCCCGAGAATTCTTTCCAATAACCATGGCCCGCCAAGGTAAATTCGCCCGCCTCCCTCACGCTCTGCGCGAGGAAACCAATCGCCGTCTCCACAACGGCGAAAGCTCTGGCGTCATCCTCGCCTGGCTCAATGCCAAGCCCGAGGCCATCCGCATTTGGGATGCGCATTTCGACGGAGCACCGGCCACTCCGCAGAATCTATCCGAGTGGAGACTCGGCGGCTACAAAGACTGGATCGCCGAGCGCGAATCCATCGAAAACACCAAGGCCCTCGCCTCCTATGCCGCCGAAATCGCAGGCGCAGGCGGAGCCCTTTCCTCCGGCCTCCAAGCCATCCTCGCAGGCCGCATCATGGAGAGCTTCGAGGTTCTCCTCAATGCCGATGAGGGCGACGATCAACCGGACAAACCCGTTGATCGCATCGCCAAACTCAGCAGCTCCATCGTTGCCATGCGCAATGCCGATACCGCTGCGGATCGAGTCGCCCTGGATAAGGAAAAAGTTTCCGCCAAGAAGGAAGATCAGAAGCTCTCCCGCGAGAAATTCGAAATGCAGACCGTGGCGAAATTCATGCAGTTCGCGAAGTCACCGGAAGCCCAGACCATCCTCAATTCGAACTCCAAGAAAGACGTGAAAATGGAGCAAATCCGCAAACTCATGTTCGGCTGAAAATCATGATCACCATTCATAAATTTCCCCTTGATGGCAAAGCCTGCCAGCCCATGGCGCTGCCAGAGGGCGCAGCTATTCTGCATGTTGGGCTCGATCCAGAAAACAAGCCCTGCGTGTGGGCTCGGGTTGATCCTGATCGGCCTTTGAAAGGTCGGCAGTTTTTTACCATCGGCACCGGTGAGCGCCTGCCACCACCCGCCAAATACCATCATGGCTCCTACGTGGATGGTCCTTACATCTGGCATGTTTTTTCTGATCTTCCATGAGCGCCCTGGTCAAACAACGTCCTTACCAATCAGAGGGATTCCGCCATCCGGCGGGACTCCTCGCCAAGGTATGGCGTCGGCAATCCGGGAAATCTCACGATCTCGGAATCACGGGCTTGGATTGGATGATGGAATCCGTTTGCAGCGTGATCTTCGCCTCCGCAGCCCTGCGGCTCGGGATGGAAAACATCCTCAAGGAAGCCACGATCTGGCGCGAACTCACGGAGAAACTTCGAGCCATCGCAGAGGATGGCCAATTCCAGCTCACCACCACGGCAGATAACGATGCCGGGGAGCTGCTCGATGCGGATGCCATCGCCGATCTGTTCGAGCACCAGAAACTCGAAACCCGCCTGTGGCATTCAAACTCCACTTACAGCCGCTCCATGGTGGTCGCCCCCAACCCGGATACCGCCGTAGGTTGGACCGGTCATGTTATCCTGGATGAGGTCGGGCGCATGCCGGATTTCCGCGATGTTTTCGAGGCCATGGAGCCCATCGTTTCCAGCTCCCAAAACTACCGGGTCCGCATGGCCACCACGCCGCCGCCGGATGATGGCCATTACAGCTACGAACTCCTCGCCCCACCCGTCGAACTTGAAGGAACCTTTCCCGTCAACCCGCGCGGCAACTGGTACACCAGCCGCGAGGGCATCCTCGTGCATCGCGTGGATGCCTGGGACGGCCACGCCGCAGGCGTCCCTCTCTACGATCTCAAAACCCGCGAGGCCCTCACACCGGAAGAGCACCGCGCCAGATCCGTGGACAAGCAAGCTTGGGATCGGAACTACGGTTGCCAGTTCATCAAGGGCGGCTCCTCGGCGCTCTCCCTTTCCGCGCTCATGACAGCGCAGGCCGCAGGCCGCCACGAAGGCACCGGCCTCCACATCACGGAAATCCTTGTCCCCGCATGACACCCCGCCAAGCCATCCCGCCAGAATGGGCAGACCGCATCACCGATGATGGTCCGCTCGCCCTCGGCTATGACGTGGCCACATCGAACAAGGGCAAATCCAACCCCTCCTCGATCACCGCCATGCAGCGCAGCGGCCCCGTCGCTATCGCTCGCCTGGTCATCTCATGGAAATCCGCCGAGCCCGAGATCGCCCGCCAGATCATCACCGCCATCCTAGATGATATCGACCGCGTAGGAGCCCGAGCCCGCCGCCTCAATATCGATGCCAGCTCAGAAAAATACTTCGCCGCAGACATGCGCACCTTCCTGCGCAGTCGCCTCCCCGTCGATCTCATCGCCGGAAACCAAACCCTCAAATTCCGGGGCGAGGAAATGGACGCCAAAACCCTCCTCGGGAACATGTATTGCAGCGCCCTTGAGGACAATCTCATCCTCCTTCCCGCCGGTAGTTTCATTGAACTCGATCACCGCCTCGTAAAACGCGAGGCCGGCCGATTCGTCACAGAGCTTGGACCCTCCGGCGAACACGGCGATACCTTCGACTCCGGAAAGCTCGCCTATTGGGGAATCCAAAACTCCGGCACCACCCGCGCCCACGCCGCCCAGGTCGGCACCGGAGCCGGAAACCCGAACCCACTCAAATCCCGCCCCGGCCTCATCGGCCCCATCGGCGGTGGACGCCTATTCGGCCGCACCGCTCGCCGCCTCGGCACCTGATCCTTTCCCCAAAACGCCATGAATCTCCGCAACTCCATTTCCGGCTTCCTCGCTGGACTCATGCCCACCAAAACCCGCGTCATCGTGCGCGGTCACCAGCAGCCCACCAGCTCCGCCCACACCGCCGATGCTGATTCCATTTCCGCCTACCTCCGCTCTGCCGAGGCCGGGGATACCTATCTGCTTTTCGGTCTCTACCGGGACATCCTCGCCAGCTCCGCACACCTCCAAGGCGAGTTCAGCAAACGAAAGCTCGCCGTCCTCGGCGAGCCCCTCACGCTCACCAGCCAAGATCCCAAAGATGCCCTCGCCGTCGCCCGCGATACCGCCGTGCAAGAGCACCTGCGCATGCTGCCAAACTGGGGCGCATTCCTCTCCCATTCCCTCGACTCCACCCTCTATCCCGTCGCTCTTTCCGAGCGCCTCTGGCGCATCTCCGCACGGCCCGGCTGGCGCTACGAAATCGGCGATCTCGTAGCCGTCCCGCACATCCATCTCGCCTGGCCCAGCGGCATCCTCTCCATCCGCGAAACCGATGATCTCGGAAACTTCACGAGCACCTACGCCGAGCCCTCGCCACGCACCCACATCACCCACCGTGCGCACCTCCTTTCCAGCGTCCCAGACTGGTGGGGCGGCCCGTTCCGAGCCCTCGTTTTCTGGTGGCTCTTCGCCACCTGTGATCGGGATTGGTGGGTTCGCTTCCTAGACCGCTTCGGCTCTCCTTTCCTCGAAGGAAAATACCAGGAAGCGGATGATCGCGCACGCTACGAACTCCAAGACGCATTCAGCGCAGCCACAAAGCTCTTCGGCCTCGTGGTCTCCAAAGATACGGAGATCAAAATGCACCAAGCCAACAGCGTCGGCGGAGGCGAGGCATTCCTCACTTTCCACAAAACCGCCAATGCCGAAATTTCCAAGCTCATCATCGGCCAAACCAGCTCCGCCGAAATCTCCAATGCCGGCATCGGCGGCGGCCAAGGCGATGCCCAGGCCGAGGTCCGCGACGATATCCGAAAATACGATGCCCACGTTCTGAGCCAGTCGGTCCAAACTCAAATCCTCGCCCCCCTCTGGCGCATCAACGGATGGACCACCCCGATTCCAAACGTCTCCTTTGGAACCGTCTCGGAAGAGGATGCCCTCCTCTCTGGCGATCTCATCGAGAGCCTCGCCAATGCCGGCATCGAGTTGACCGATGATGGACTCGAAAAGCTTTCTTCCAAAACCGGTTACGGTCTCCGCCGCGTAGCCCCGGCCATTCCCGGCTTGCCACTCTCCGCCCGCCCATCCCTGCCTTTGCTGCCACCCGTCGCCAGGCGTG